ATGCACTCATTGGTCTTTGCGAACGAGCAGACAAGGCCGTCGAAGACAACGTCCCAGGCCCGATCATCAAGAAGTTCACCTTCCGGTTTCTAGATAACGCCTTCATCGATACTGACGAGAAGCGGAAGAACATCGAACGGTGGAGCGCTCTCGGCCAGGAAGAGCTGAAGATGCGTGCCGAGGGGGAATTCACTACCGAATCCACCCTGATGTACCCGACGTTCAACACCTCGGTTCACATTGCTACCAGGGAGGAGATCCCCCAAGTCCCATCTGACTGGACGCGGTATGTGGCGATTGACCCTGGCCACGCGGTGATGGCGACCCTGTTCGCTGCTGTTCCGCCTGACGAGAAGTTTCTCCTGATCTATGACGAACTCTATATCCGGAATTGCAATGCCCTAATCTGGGGCGAGCAGTTCGCTGAGAAGGTCAGGGATCAGAACATCTACTGTGCGATTATGGACATGCACGGCGGCACCCTCAGAGACTTAGGTTCTGGAAGGTTGCCGCATGAGCTGTATTCCGGGGAACTCAAGAAGCGGAAGATCAAGTTCCAGATCGGCGGGTCTTCCTTTATCCCTGGATCGGACGACATTCCGGCCAGAACCGCATTAGTCCGGCAGATGCTCCATATCAAAGGCGACGGCACCACACGCCTGCGAATCTTGGAAAGCGCCGCCCCGAATCTCGTCCGCGAACTCAAGCGGTACAGGAAGAAGACCACCACGGTGAATGGGCAGGTCTTTGTGACCGACGCTCCCCAGACCCGAGGTGAAGTCCACGCCTGCCAGACGCTTGAGTACCTCTGCGCCTACGAACCGAAATACCACTTGCCCCCCAAGACCTTTGGGCCAGATCCCTGGTGGGTGAAGTGGATGACCGATAGACGCCGCCGTCAGCGGGAGTCACAAGACCCCTGCATCATCCTTGGCCCCACAGGAAAGACCGCATGAGCTACGAAATGCCGACCGCTGAACTCGGGGACATCGTCCTCTTCTACGCCCATGAGGGTGCCACGCCGGTCCCGGCGATTGTCGCCGTTAAAGCCTCCAGAACCCTGACTCTCTGGGCCATCGCAGGGGAATTGGGTGGTGTGGTGAAGCCCTCTGTCCACCACCTCACGGACCCCGGGGTCAACGAATTCCCCGACTGGAAGCGGTACGGCTACTGGGAACACAAGGCCAAGGATCCGACGATCTCCATTTTGAGCGAGAAGGTCAGCCTTCTGGAGAAGAAAGTCCCGGCCCCCAAAAAGGCTTGAGCGGGCAATAGTCCTACATGGAAGACAACCCTCTCCGGCCGATAGTGAAGCGCTGGCTTGAGTGCATCAAGCAGGCCGAAAAGTACAAAAAGCCGTTCTCCGACGACGCCTCAGAGGCCATGGGCTTCTTTGCCGGTGACCCTGACTTCATGTGGAAGGACAGCTACGCACGGGGAGAACGAGGGTACATCAAGGGTCTTGATCCTCCCCCGTTCAGGATGATGGTTAACCGTGTCTGGGAGGCTGTCCGCCTCTTCACGGCAGTTATCCATCACCGGAATCCGACCAGGACTGTGACGCCAAAGGACTACCCGATCCTTGGCCCGCAGCTCCTGGGGATCTTCCCGCAGCCACCTGTTCCGCAGATGGGGCCTGATGGGCAGCCAGTCATCGGGCCGGATGGCCAGCCGGTGATGATGCCGGACCCTGGCATGCAGATGTACCAGCAGATGATGCAGCAGCAGCAGTTCATGCTGGACAAGCGGAAGGTCGTCTCCAAGCTCCTGGAAGATTACCTGAACTACACGCCCAACGAGCTGGACCTCAAGAAGCATTCCCGGAAGGTCGTTGAGGAGGCGTTCATCAAAGGCGCCGGCGTGTGGTGGCATGAACTCTACACGCCTCCTGGTGGCCAAACCCGATTGGCCGGGTCGTTCTACGACACCATCGACAACCTTGTCTGGGATCCAGATGCGGATGAGTACGAAGACATCCGCTGGGCTGCGCGTAGGAGATGTCAGCCATTGGATGAGGTCGCTGCTAAATTTGGCCTTTCCAGGGAAGATTTGAAGGGCCATGTGGAGAGCTACTCCCAGCAGGCCGACGCCACAGAGCGTGGATATCAACACAAGAAGAAGACCGGCAAGACGAACGACCTGATCGTCTACTGGGAGATTTATTCCAAGACCGGATTCGGTGACAGGCTTAAAGACGCCGACAAGGATCTGCGTGGCAAGTTCGACGCCCTCGGGCAGAATTGCTACCTCGTCGTCGCTGAAGGCGTAGATTTCCCTTTAAACATCCCTCCTCAGATGCTTCAGGAGGAGGTCGATGAGACTGGTGTCCCGCAGTCCTTGTTCATGGCCGCCCAGTGGCCCATCCCCTATTGGGCAGAGCCAAACGGCTGGCCGTTCACAGTCCTGGCGTGGCATGGCAAACCAGGATATTCCTGGCCGATCTCCCTGATCCGCCCCGGTATCGGAGAGCTTCGATTCATCAACTGGGCGATGAGCTTCCTTGCAACGCGAATCGCCACTTCCTCCCAGACGCTCATCGGTGTAGCGAAGCATGCAGACCCAGACCTCAAGGCAAAGATCCTTGAGAAGTCCGAGGGCGGCTTCAATATTGTCGAAATCTCCGAGGCAGTCGGACGGTCTGTCAATGATGTGATCTCAGTGTTCAACATGCCTGGCGTAACCCAGGACATGTACAACATCATCGCAGAGGTGACCGCGCTCTTTGACCGAAGAGTGGGTTTGACAGAGCTGATTTACGGTATGACCCGCGCGAGCTTCAGAAGTGCAGCAGAGGCTGCCGTGAAGTCCGAGCAGATTTCCGTGAGGCCCGACGACTATGCGAACATTCTTGAGGATTCTCTGTCTGAGGTTGCCAGAAAAGAAGCGCTCCTTGCTCGCTGGCTCGTCTACCCACAAGACGTTGCGCCGATCCTTGGCCCGATGGCTGCTCAAGCGTGGCAGCTCCATGTCCAGGGAGAGGATCCGGAATCAATTGTCCGGGAGTATTCTTACCGAGTGGAAGCCGGTTCGGCCAGAAAGCCCAACGTCGCCACGCGAGTAGAGAACATCAACAACGCCATGCAGATCCTGATGCCCGTGGCGCAGGGTCTTCTCCAGGCCGGGCGGCCGGAAATCTTCAACGCCCTCCTGGAGGACTGGGGCAAGGCGATGAACGTCGATATCACCCGGTACTTCGTTCCTCCTCCTCCGCCGCCACCTCCACCAGGCCCAGAACAAGGCCCGCCTCCAGAACAGCCCCAAGAACCTCCCCCGGGACAATAGTCGAATATGGACATCCCTCTAGAGGTCCGATACCTCGGGCCTGAAGCAGTCGAACGCTACAAGAATGCCCTCCCATACGGGGAGCGGTGGGCGTCTATGGTCGCCACCCAGACTCCTCCTGGGACCAAGGGGACGGACAGGGCATTTCTTGAGGGAAGGCAGAACAACCAGCAGTTGGACGACATGCCGAAGCGTCAGGCTCAGTATGTCCTCCGCGAGGCGAAGCAGGCAGGCATCAATCCTTCTGGGAAGTACTACTGTGCTGGAATTGCCGATAAGCGTGGGTGGAAGGATCCGGCCGCATGGGTAACGTCCAACGACGATATCCTCCGCGTTGCAAGGCAGCGCCGATTGCACGTTACTGGGAGCGTGAACTACGACCCAGGCGAAGCACCTCCGAAGAGAGTCCTGCTCTCCGAATCAATCATCCGCGACGAAATGCGGAAGGAGAAGCGCAAGAACCCCAAGGCCAAGGACGGGGAGCTGCGCGAGAAGATCATTGACAAGCACGCCTACAAGGTAAAGAACCGATGAACGAGATTGCCCGTCACTTTTCGCCTGGTACTGTCGTCACCGCGAACTCAAGCGCTGCCACAACGGCAGGCATGTTTCCATTCGGCCGTTTTGGCGGGGCCTGCGTCCAGATCGGTGCTACGAACGGATGCACGCAGATCAACTGGTACGCGACTGTCTCTCCAAGCGTCACGCCAGTCCAGGTTTACTCCGATGGCTCGGCTGTGACCACTGCCGTCACGGTTGGGGTTCATCCAGTTCCAGACGCTTGTTTCGCTGCGAACTATGTGGTTCCGATTGTTTCCGGCGGTACGACCTGTGCGATGACCGTCATGGCAAAGGGGTGAGATATGGCCTTTGATGTTCCTGACGGCGGGCCAGTGCGGCTTCGCCATTCGTTCACTTCTTCTGACGCGCCAACCGCAAACGAGCTTGAGGAAGGCGAACTGGCCATCAACTCTGCCGATGGCGTTCTCTACTTCCAGACTGCCTCCGGTTCGGTCGCCACGGTTCCGGGATCTGTCGGCATCACCTCCATCGTCTCCATCTCGCAGGCCGCCTACGACGCCCTGGCGAGCAAAGACCCTAACACCCTGTATGTGATTACATGAGCACTACTCTAGGCGAAGGCGCCGCCAAGCTCTATGTCGGTGCAACCAGGGCATACGCTGCCATAGGCGATGCGATTGCGGCGGAAGTTCCTGATGCGCCGACTGTCGTTGGCGAGGGTGGCGATCTTGACCCTTCAGGCGGCGAAATCCTCCTGCTCGCGTCGTTCTCGTCGGACGGCGGCGCTCC